CATCATACTCGGATGACCTCGGCGTGCGTGTGAACCTCGCACTGCAGCGCATCTATGACAGCCCGCGCTACAAACAGGTGTTCGAGTTCACCAAGCTGAATGACACCGCCGCATCGAGCACCGCCGCACGCTGGCTGCGCAACAGCACCATCTTGGAATACGTGGGGCACAACGGCTCATTCAGAAACACGACTGTCATGGGCCAGATCAACGGCATGGGTTTGGATCTCGGCGTGATCGATGACCCGATGAAAGGCCGAGCCGAAGCACAGAGCAAGGTGATCCGAGACAAGACGTGGGGCTGGCTCACCGACGACTTCTTCGGGCGCTTCTCCGATCAGGCCGGGCTCTTGATGATCATGACGAGGTGGCACCTCGATGATCCGCTCGGGCGATGGATCGAGCACTTCCCGCAAACGCGCGTGCTGCGCTACACCGCCGTGGCCACCAAGAACGAGCGCTACCGCAAGAAGGGCGAGGCGCTCTTCCCCGAGATGAAGCCACTCGAATTCCTGCAGGCGCGCAAGAAGGTGCTGACCAACGCGGGCTGGCAGAGCATCTATCAGCAGTCACCGATCGCAGCGGGTGGCGATACATTCCCGACCGAGCGGTTCAAGGTGATCAGCAGTTTCGATCGCAGCCGGGTGCGCAACTCGATCCGCTATGTGGACAAGGCAAGCTCGGACATGAGCGGCGACTACACCGCAGCGGTGCTGATGCACGACATGCGCGACGGTGGCACCGTGATCGAGGACGTGATCCGTGGCCAGTGGCCGGTGAGCGAGCGCGAGGCGCGCTTGATGCAGGCGGCAGAGTCAGACAAGGCGATGTGCAAACGCTATGCGATCTGGTTCGAGCAAGAGCCCGGATCAGGCGGCAAGGAAAGCGCAGAGGCCAGCGTCAGGCGCTTCAAGAAATTCGGCGCGTTCGCTGACAAGGTGACAGGCGCCAAAGAGATCCGGGCCGAGCCCTATGCGGGCGCCGTGCAGAACGGGGATGTGTCACTAGTGGCAGGCGCATGGAATCGCGCCTTCCTCGATGAGCACGAACAGTTTCCGGTGGGCACGCACGACGATCAGGTGGACGCCGCATCTGGCGCCTTCAACAAGCTGGCCGAGGCGATCGGGACCTACGATCGATCGCTCGCGTGGGTGGGCTGATGGTGAAGAAGCTAGCGAAGGTGACGTTGCGCTGCACCGCATGCAAGCAGATCCGCGATATCACCATCAAGCAATTCGCCAAGGGTCAGCCGTTCTGTCCGAGGTGCGGCAACCGTGAAGTGGAAGTGAAGGCTGTTGACGAGATCAAGGGATGATCGATAGCTTCAAACGCTGGCTGCGGGCGCCCGTGTACTGGTGGCACTACGCGATCGTGTTCGCCGCTGCAGTGGCTGGATACTGGGTGATGTGGTTGTTCGGGTGGTGACATGGTCGCGACAGTGACGCCGATCGGCGGAGTACAGGTGATCGTGGTGCCGGATGACAACGCAGACGCGCGCAACATCCCGCCGGGCATCCTCGCCATGCTCGGTCCCAACGATGTGCTGATGAGCAACGACAGCCTGCGCTGCTACATGCGCAAGACGCACTGGGATGCGATGAATGGTAGTTTCAAAAAACTGGAGAGATGACATGGAAGAAATTCTCGACGCAATCATTCAGGCCGCAGAGAAGACCGCGCATCAGGCATCAGGGAATGATCAAGATGATTGGAATAATTTCGCTCAGGCTCTACGAGTGGAGCGTCAGCAGTTGGCCGATGCTATCGCGAACAGGCCGAAGCCCGCGCACCCGATAGCCGAAGGCGGGACACCAGAGCCGAAGGCGTGAGATGACCGACGACGAACTGCGCGATGCCGTCACGATCCTGCACCAGCGTGCATCGCGCAACTGGTATCAACATGAGATGTGGGAATTGATCATCGACATCGAGTCGTTGCTCGCTGGTCTGCCCACCGAGATGGATCGTGCCGCGATAGAGCGCGAGGTCGAAGAAGTCTTGAAGCTGAAGGGAGCAACGTGATGGCGCTGAAAGTGTTGGACGGTCCGTTTATCGAGGCAGGGGAGTCGCTGTCGAGCGCAGTTGATTGCAGTGGCGCACAGTTGGTGCGCATCACCATGCCTTCGGACTGGACCGAAGCGCCAATGACGTTTGAGTTCTCGACTGATGGCACCTCGTTCAACGACATGTTCGATCTCAAGGGTTATGCCGTCACCATCGATGTTGTCGTGCCGGGCAGTGGCGTGATCATCCCGCATGATGTCGGGCGTGCAGTGGGCTGGATCAAGTTTCGCTCGGGCACACGTGGCAACCCGGTCGAGCAGAGAGAGGGCCGCTTGTTCGCTGTTGCGGTGATCGATGCACCGGAAGAGGCGCCGCCCGCGCGATCGGGTGCGAAGCGCACTGCGAAGAAGAAGGCCGCGAAGAAGAAGGCGCGTCGATGAAGCACCACGTCAGCATCCGCTGCGCTGGAGGATTGCGAGAACGTACGCGGTCTCACCGCAGAGCAAGCGCTGATCGAAACGATACGCGGGGATGATCGATGAAAGTCGAAACGCTGGCAGGCATCGCCAAGACCGCAAGCTGCATGGACATCACCGTGTCGCTAAACGAAGAGGGCCTGACGTTCAGGCTGGCAAAGGACAGGCACAAGGTTTCCGGCATGGTGCCGTGGTCAATGCTGGAAGCATCGCGCGATCCGCATGGCGTGTGCGCCAGTACGATGGGCGATATGTTCAACGCGATGAAGGTTGCTCAAGGCGTCGATAGGATGCCCGTCATCGATGAGCCCGGCTACTGGACAGGAAGCGGTCGAGCAGGCAACGGGAGCGATATGTGAGCGAGAAAATCTGGATGTGGATCGCATGGCGCCTGCCGCGCACGCTGGTGATGTGGTGCGCGATGCGCGTCGGTGCGCATGCCACGCAGGGCCAGTACAGTGATCAGGAAGTGCCAGCGCTCACGTTCATGGATGCCATGAAGCGCTGGGGCTGATGTACATCGTCGTGTCGATGGTGGCGATAGCAGCGCTGCTCGATCATGCCTACTGGATCAGTGGATTGCTGGCATTGATCGCGCTGTTCTATGCGCTGACTGCGAAGTGAGGGTGCAATCTGATGCTCACGCAGGACATCGTCAGAGAGTTGCTGGACTATGATCCGGCAACAGGCGCGTTCACGTGGAAGTGGCGCGACATCAAGTGGTTCAAGGCGGACGGCAAGAACGGCGCCGCGCGAAGCCAGAGCATCTGGAATGCGAAGTGGGCAGGCAAGCCCGCACTAACAATCCTGCGCACACTGTCTCCGGAATTGCAGTATCTCGGCGGCAACATTCTGTCAGTGCGCTATCCGGCGCATCGCGTTGCCTTCCTGTGGATGACGGGACGCATGCCGGATGAGATCGACCACGATGACGGTGACGGCACAAACAATCGGTGGGCTAATCTGCTAGAGAAGACGCACGCGGAGAACCAGTGCAACATGCGCCGACATCGACGGGACGGTGAACCGATCACCGTGCATGTCGGCGTGTATCCTCATCACGACGGACGCTATCGAGCGAAGATCAGGCGACAATGGCTCGGCGTGTTCGATACGCTCGATGAAGCCATTGCTGCGCGACAGTTGGCGCAGAGAGAGTTGGGCTTCACCGAAAGGCACGGCTCATGAGCTATATCTTCGATACATTTACGAATTTCTTGAGCGGCCTTGGCGTGCAAGGTCGCGACAAGATGACCGCCCACCGCTACACCAAGCAGATCTGGACGCGCGAGCAACTCGAAGCCTCGTATTCGTCGGACTGGATCACGCGCAAGGCAATTCAGATCCCTGCACATGATGCGACCCGAGAATGGCGCGCATGGCAGGCCGAGCAGAACCAGATCGAACTGATCGAGGAGACCGAGGACAGGCTGCGCGTGCAGTTGAAATTGCAAGAGGCGTTGATCAAGGCGCGCTTGTATGGCGGCTCGTGCATGCTGATCGGCGTCGAAGGCAACATGGCGAGCGAGCTCGACCCGGAGACGATCAAGAAGGACGGGCTGAAATTCCTGCACGTGTTCGCGCCGCACCAGTTGGTCATTCAGGAATTGATCAAGGACATTTCGAGTCCCTACTACGGACAGCCGGAATTCTATCGGCTGCATGATGACAAGGGCACCGTCGGCAGCATCGACATCCACCCGTCGCGCATGATCAGGCTGACCGGGCTCGATAGCCCGGACCCGATGGCGAATTTCGGTTGGGGCGATCCGCTGATACAGGTGATCAACGACGCAGTGGCAGCGGCGGGCACTGTGCAGCAATCGATCGCTGCGATGATCGGCGAGGCCAAGTTCGACGTCGTCAAGATCCCCGGGCTGACCGAGATCTTCTCGACCACCGAGGGCACGTCGCGCCTGATCAAGCGATTCAGTGAAGCCAACGTTGCTAAGAGCGTGATCAACGCGGTGGTGCTCGACGGTGAGGAGGAGTGGCAGCGCATCGGCGTTGATTTCAACGGCATGCCTGAAGTGTTGCAGATGTATCTTCAAATCGCTGCGGGCGCCTGTGACATCCCGGTGACGCGCTTCGCTGGCATGTCACCCGCCGGTCTCAATGCAACGGGTGATGCCGACATCCGGAATTACTATGACCGCGTCAAGAGCGATCAGGAATTGCGCCTGACGCCTGCGCTAGAGAAACTCGACATCGCCATTCAGCGCAGTGCGCTCGGCAAGTTCGATCAGAATATTTTCTACGAGTGGAATTCGTTGTGGCAGATGACCGAGGGCGAGAAGGCTGTCATCGCCAAGAGCAAGGCGGAGACCGCAGCGCTCGACGTCAATGCGGGGCTGATCCCGTTCGAGGCGCTGGTCAAGGGCCGCGTCAACCAGTTGATCGAGGACGGCACCTATCCCGGCATGGAGGCGGGGATCGAGGAGGCGATCGCCAATCAGGAAGCGCTCGATGAGGAAGAGCTTGCGATGCAGGAGGAGCAGGCGCAACTCGGAGGGCCGCAGGCGCCGAAGCAACTCACCGGACCACAGAACAAGCGCGGCATGGAAGGACAGACACGCAAGGAGGTAGCGAAAGACAGCGCCGCCCCTTTCGTGCGTCAGGAGGCATTGGACCGTTTGGCGAGCGCGTTTCGTGATCTGCTGATCCCGTGGGACGAAACGCTGCATCCACGTGGCGGGATGCAGAACCCGGGGCAGTTCACCTCGAAGGCCGAGACCATGACGCGCTCGGTCGCGTTCGCTTCGCCGAGTGTCAAGAGCAACCTCGATCTCAAGGGCGCCCAGCGTGAATTGAATTCGCGTCAGCAAGTGCGGATGCGGCAATCATCGAAGGACATCTACGAGAAGCTCGGCGTCGGCGGTGTGCAGGAGGTCGATGCGCTCGGTGTGTGGAGTGACGGTGCCGAGAACACCTTGGTGTCGCGCGTCAACAGCGACTGGGAGAAGAACAAGCTCGCCGCTGTGATGAAGGGCTACATCTACGACCAGAAGGCGGTGATCGTATTTCAGCAGGACGACGCCAACGGCAAACAGGTGCTGGCGCAGTTCGAGGCCAAGGGCACCATCGCCAAGATCAGCAAGGATCTGCAGAAGGATGGCGTTGCGTTCTATACGCTGGTGCCGAAGGAAGACGGGGCCACGGTCTACATGGTAGACTTCGATGGTTCGCAGTTGGACAAGATGGACAAGGCGGCGACACGCTATGGCGAAGACAACGCGCTTCACTACCAGTTCGGACGCGCCGAGCAAATCGGATACGACGGCAAGGGATCGGACCGCGAGCAGCGAGACCGCGCGCGAGAAATATACCAGAGCGTCATTGACCAATCCCCGCTTAAAGAAGCTGGCGCCATCTGGCAAAACGTACGTGATCACTGGCTCCCACCTTACGAAGCGGAAGGATACGACCTAACACCGAGCGCGCTGGTCGCTGAGCATCCGGACATTAAGCCGAATTCTGTCGTGGTGACCGAGGCGGCGCAGATGATCAACAACCGCGCGGGTGACATCCTCGAACGTGATCTCGGCATGCGATCGATCACCGAGGACAACCACACCGAGGAGACTGACGACTATCTTGCCAACGTGATCGCGCTGGAATTGCGCGAGGGCCTGATCGGTGGTGTCAGTGGCGCCGATTGGTACGACGAGACCATGAAGAACGCGATGAAGATCGCCGAGGAGATTTATCCCGGCATCGCCAAGGACAAGAACCAGAAATTCATCTACACCGCCGCGCTCGCGATTACATCACAAGGTGAGACCGTCGATCGCAACGTGGCGCTGGCGGATCAGGCGTACACGTATTTCCTCAAGCATGGAAAATATCCTACCGACATCAAGGCCAAGAAGGCCAGCATCGCGGGCAACCTGAAAAAGATGAACGAGATGATCGAGGAGGCGGGCTCGATCGACAAGGTGCGCGAGTTCTTCGACAAGCCGATGACCGCACGAGATCTCAGCAAGGCGACGGGTGTCGAGCCGGGCGCCACGCTGAAGGATGACATGCTCTATGGTTCTGCGATGCTCGGGCCGAAGATCGGGCAAGGCTTCTACCAGAACCTCAACGGCAACTTCACGCCAATCACGATGGACTTGTGGTTTATGCGTGCGTGGGGCCGCATCACCAACACGGGCGTTGCGGGTGGCGGTTATGAGAAACAGATGGAGCGATTTGTTGGTGCGCTGCGTGATGCTGGCCATCCTGTGCCGAATAGCGATGCGGATAGGGTCGAGCTAGGCGAGAAGATCTTCAACGAGCACGAGCGTGCGTTTGCTGCGGCGGCGAAAGCGAAAGAGCCTTACGAGAAGACCGAGCTCATCCTCGCGAGCGAGCGCCTGACGCTGATGGCGAAGGGCATGATGGTGGAGCAGCCGAAGAACGGCTCGCAGCGCAAGTGGATTACAAGTGTGTTCAACAAGGCGCTGGAGAAATTGAAGACCGAGCGCGGCATCACGCTGACGCCAGCGGGCGCGCAAGCCACGTGGTGGTGGCCTGAGAAAATTCTCTGGGAGCAGATGGGTGTGCGTGGCAAAGAGCGCGACACCGACTACGCGAAGTCGCTGTCCACTCTGGCGAAGAAAAAGCGTGACGTATGAAGGGCACACCGCACTTCGCACCGTGGCAGGAAGATCCTGATCCGCCTGATTACTGGGAGGATGTGGACTACGAGCGCATGCGTCGTCGGCTGCGCGCTTACTGGGACGGCGAAGACTACAGCGACGCGCTGGTGCCGTTCGAGGAGTTGAAGCACCCGCGCGGCAAGGGCGGCAAGTGGACCGAGGCAGGCTTTGACGAGAAGCTGCGCGCGCTCGGCGTCGGCATGCATGGCCAGAATTTCGACCGCTACAAGATACGCGCGATCTACGCCAAGGAGCTCGGCAGGGCCAAGCGCGGCATGGGCATCGAGGAGATGGTCACCGCGATACTAGAAGCGCGCGAGGGCGAGAACATCGACCCGAAATATCTGCCGCCGATCCCTGACACGTTCACGCCGCATGATCCGCCGACACCGGGCGAGAAGGAGATAGTGGACAGCGGCGATCCGATCACGCGACCGCGCGAGAAGTCTCCTGAA